TTTATCACCCATCATAGGAGTTTGTGGTTGTGCTGCAGGGGGAGCAGGAGGAGCGGATGATGGAGTTGGTTTTGGTGATACAGTAGGTTTATTATTTTGATCTCCTTTTGTAAAAATTTTTGCAATTTCGTCAACTTTTTGATTAAATCCAGAATCAGTAAAAATATTCTTACCAAATGCTTCAGCAATTTCATCAGCAGTAAAGGCAATACCTGCTATTTTTCCAATTGCTCCAAGTGGTCCAGGTGCTCTAGCAGCAAATGAAAGGGCAACCAAAGTAGCATCAACAAACTCTTTATTTTTTAAATTCATCAATCCACTTAAAAAAGTGACAAATCTACCAACTCCTCCAAATTTTCCTCCTCCTCCCGATTTAGGTCCTGGTCCAGTAGTTTTTGGTCCTCCACCATTAATTCGAAGTAATCCTGCAGCAAGTGCAAGTGGTTTTGCAATTAATAGTTTAGTTAATCCAGAAGCAATGCGACCAATAGTAGTCTTAACTAGAGAAAATCCCACTTTAATTGCTAATAGACCCCCACCAACAATTGCTAAGTTTTTAATAATATTATTTTTAATATCATTGAATAATTTTGTGTTTCCTTCTTCGGATGCCTTCATGGCATCTACAACTTGCTTAGTTAACCAACCACCAAATAAAATTCCAAGTGCCGTTCCTATTTTGCCAAATATATCATTTACTTTTGGAACTAGGGTTTTAACTGGTGTAGAAAGAGCATTTTGTATATTTTGTTCAATTTGACTTTCTTTGCCAATTCTAACTTTTTGCTCTGTTAATCTTCTTTCTCTTTCCTGTTCTGCTTTAGTTCTCGACACTTCTTCGGCATTATCTTGTTGAAGAAGCAGTGCAATTCCCGCTAAACCAGTTCCTAATTTACCAATATCATTTCTTAATGCTTGAATATTAGAATTAAATCCCAAAAGTGCTTGCTCTTGAGATTGAATTACTCTAGTATTCTGCGTATCAATATCTTTCTTTCTATTTTCAGATTCTAATAATTCATTTCTAAAAACAGATCTATCAATTGTAGATTTTTTTAAAAGTGCATTTCTAACTTCTTGTGACAGAGGAGATCCTGTGCCTGGATCAAATCCAAGTGTGCTTACTTTTCCAGGATCTAACTCAGCCATTTGCGTTATTCTTTAGGTTTTCTTCTTCAATATATTGTTTGAGAAGAGCAATATAAACTTCCCTTTCCCAAGGAATCATTCCCTCAATTTCCGTCAATGAATATTTATGGTGCTGAATAAGAGAAAAATTAGTTTTGTAGTATGACTCAAGATTTTCATGAGCCATTCCTAGGCGAAAAAACTTGATAGTCCTTCCAGCAATACTTCACTTTCAACTCCAGTATTCGGATTTTTTAGTTTAATTGTATGAGAAAGTTTGGGCATTGTTGAGAAAAACTTTTCAACTTCTTTAAATTGATTAGAAGTTAATTGCTCAATAAAGTCGGAAAGTTCTTTTTGTGTGCAATCTGATGCTGCCCATGATTCTTCTTCACTATAAACTTGTTCAATACAAGATAGAATTAAATCAAAAGTATCATCCACACTCATATTAAAATCATTTCCAAAATTTGTTTTAATAAATTCTTTCATAGATGGATACTTCATTCTCATAGTCAAAGTATCATCCAATTTAATATCTCTGGAATGATCTTCACCAATGATGATTTTAATATCATCAAGACTAATACTTACTGGAACTTGAGTCTTTCCATCATCTGGACATGTGATCAAGACATCAACATTTTCTCCAACAGATTTACCACGAATATTTAAAAAGAGATACTCAATATCAAAAGTTGCAAGTTGATCAACTTTAATTCCTTTTGTTAAAATACAATTGCTAATTACATTCTTAACAGCATCAGCAATTTGTTTGGAATCTTCACTTTCTAATGCAATAATTAAGATTTTTTCTTCTTTTACAAGAAAGGGGCGATATTTGATTTCTTTTTTTAATGAAGGAATTTCCAACCCATATGTAGGCGTTGATATAGAAGGAAGTGGCATTGTTTTTAATTCAAGTCATTTATCTATATTTAGACTTCAATTCTTAAGAACTACTGGATTAACATTTCCAGGTATATATCTAATTGGCACTGCTCCACCAGGTAATCCTAAAGATGTTCCTGTTCTAAAAATCAATGGATCTCCAGTTTGTTGAATTGGAGCAGAAGGTTCTTTATTGTTATCTGTATTATTAAGAATGTTGGAACTGTATGCTTTTCCAATTACATAACGATCAATCTTAAAGGTCGCTTGCATTTTCATTATATCTGATTGTGAGTATGAAACTGGAATTGATGCAATGGTATAAGGATATAATCCTATAAATGTATATTCAATCTCTCTATTATAATCACGATCAAATTTAATAATTCTTGTTCGATTTGATTTGTAATATTCGGGATATTGCATTCTTATGAAATATCCTTGATCTACATTAGTATTAATTGGTGTATATCCATTAATTGGATTTGATGACCCACTTGCAATGAACTCCATCCAATGTTCTAAGAATTTTAAGGTTTTATAATTCCTATCCACATAGAATTCGAGACTGATATCTTGATATTGTCTACGGTGTGCAAAAGTTTCTGTAATTCCGATATAATTTCCATCAACATTTACAGTAGCAAGTTGTGTTGTTGGAAGAGAGGCATTATTGCATAAAAGACCAGCATCCTCAGAAATAAATCTTGGATCAACCCCTCTAGTTCCCAGATATGATGTCAATTGTAAAGGCAATCCACCAAACTTAACTTCATAATGGGAAGTTTGTGCAAGATTGGTGAATAATGGTCTAATATCCGATATCCTACGTGGTATTGCCACTCTAAATACCTATTATGAATTTCTTATTGTAAGTATTTAGATGTCATATAAGGGAAAATATCAACCAAAATTTCCAGAAAAATACTCTGGAGATCCAACAAATATCGTATATAGGTCCTTGTGGGAAAGAAAATTTATGGTTTATTGTGATACAAATGATAATGTTTTAGAATGGGCTTCAGAAGAAAAAGCAATTGCCTATCGGTCTCCCATAGATGGTAAAATTCACCGATACTTTCCCGATTTTATCATCAAAGTCAAAGAATCTGACGGAACAATTAAAAAATATGTGATTGAAATTAAACCAAAAAAACAAACTGTTCCTCCAGTGAAACCACAAAGACAGTCAAAAAATTATATTCGTGAAGTTTATGAGTATGCAAAAAATCAATCAAAATGGGAAGCAGCAAAAGACTGGTGTGCTGATAGGGGATATCAATTTAAAATAATAACAGAAGACAATTTAAACATTCGATAGTCAAATGGCACTCACTGGATACGAAAAACTATTAAAAGATTACACTAAAGAGCAATTGATTGAAATTGCAGAATCTTATAGTGTTTACTATACAACTTCAAGTGGAAAAGGAAAACTCAGTGGTTATCGTAGATTAACAAAAGAACAATTAGTCAGTATTATTAAAAATGATTCTGATTACATAGATGCCAATCCAAAATCCCCCAGAAGAATTGATGGTAAACGACTATCAAATCGCCTTAAAGATTTTAAAGAGTCTTTAATGGGAAATGAAAGTCCCGAAGAACTCATGGATGGAATTCTCTCACGTTTAAGTGGTAGCGAAAGAGCGTATCCATCTGCAGGAAGATATTATACTTACATCTATTATGCAGTAACTCCAGGAATTCTTTATGATCGCCATCCTTTAATTATGGCAGGAGATACATTACCAAAAGGATTTAGAGGATTCAATTATCATCTTGGAAAAATAAGACAATATAATACAGTAGATGGTGATAGATTGGTAAGTGGATTGTTTGAATTGAGTCAACAAGAGTTTGCAACGTTAAGATCAGTGCCTTATGGTAAATTAATACAAAATTAACAATAAATAACTAAAAAAATAAATGGCACAATTACGATATCCAATTAAGTATATTGGAAATCAAGACGATTATTTCCAAATTCAAGTAGTTGAATATAAAGCACCTGGTCTTGAGTTAACAGGCGGACTTGCACTGAGAACAACTGAACAAGCATTGAGTGTTAAGAGTGCTATAGATACAATCATACTTCCAATGCCAGCGAATATTCAAGATAATAATGCTGCTGATTGGACTTCTGGATCAATGAATCCTATCTCAGCAGTTCTTGCAAATGCAGCAAATTCTGCGGTTCTATCTGATAATATTGCCGGATCAATAGGTCAATCTATTAAGAAATTTGGTGTAAACCTTGGAGATGCTATTACTAGTGGAGAAGGTCAACAAGGAACAGCAGCAGTGTCAGCGGCAGCAGCAATGCAGGCAGTATTGGGTCAAGGTGACGCCAATTCAATAGTATCGAGAGCAACTGGAATGGTATTTAACCAAAACGTTGAATTATTATTCAATGGAGTAACTCTTCGTCCAGCATATCAGTTTTCATTTGATATGGTTCCAAGATCAAAAGATGAATCTAATAGAATTAAAGAAATCATTAGAACCTTTAAGAAGAATATGACTCCTCAAAAAGGAACTCCAGATAATAACGGTGAAGGTCTTTTTGTTAAAGCACCAAATGTCTTCAAATTGCAATATATGAGTGGTGGAAAACCACATCCATTTTTACATCGTTTTAAACCATGTGCTCTCACACAGATGAGTGTAAATTATAATGGTTCTGCACAATATGC